AATTTGCATATGCAAGACATTGGTTTATCGAATTATATGGCTTATACAATTCTTCGATTATGCATGTTTGATCTAGCGGTGCAGCAGCGTTTTGAATGCAAACAAATAAAATCATAAATACTTTCATTCAAGCTCCTCCAATCGTAAATTCATTTCACGCGTAAACTCAGAATAATTCGTTGAGTTCAGATCAAAATGTGCTTGAAACATTTCATGTGCCTGTTTCAGGCAATACGCATCAAAGTCTTTTCTTGTTGTTTTGACATCAAATTCGAAACTAAATTCAAATGTTGCCGTCATTTTGTGCATACGGTTTAATCCGTTTTCAGTGCTGCTCATTGTTATTTATCCTCTTTTTCTACAGTCACAGACCAATTTTGTTCTAACCATTCCAAAATATGTTTGGTTCTGTTTGGTGTCAAATCCATGTGATTAGTTTTGTTACCCTCACAATCAGATATTTGAATTTTAAATCCATACGTACTATTTATTAATCTTTTAAATTGATTTTCTAAATATTGTCTATCTCTCATTGTTATTTTCTCCTTTGTTGTTGTTTTCGTGTTGATGATGATAGTGGCAAAAAACGCCACATCACATAAAATACTGATATTAATAATAATAAATCGGCGCCATCAAGACCGTGCAAAAATTTCATTATAAACACCTTTCAAGCTCACACCAAAACGTATGTGTGTATTTTTCTAAAAGCATTTCATGAACACGATCACGCATTTTTATAAGAAACGGCGTCATGCAACGTTGATGCATATGTTCGTTATAAATATCTTCTGCAAATTCAGATATATTACGATCGCCTGTTCTGTACGCCATATAAACGTAGTTTTCTGTGTGCAAATTATCGTTAGTATTTTCTTTTATAAGTTGTAAGAAATTACTTGTACTCATTGCAATGATATCGTCGTTGTTAAAATCTAATCTGTAATCGTTTGTTACTATGTCCATTATTCTCTCCTTTTTAAAACACGAGTGCATTGAAGCACTCGCGTTGATGATGATAGTGATTATTTGATCGCTTTCATGACTTGATCGATGTATTTCTTTTGCATTTCACGAGCTTCAATTTCCCACGGTAAATCGAGATATTGTGCATGTGAAAGACCATTTCCACATCGATATTTTGTATCATTCCAATTTGCACTTGTGTTTGTATCTTTTGATAATTTTCCAAGTTTGTATTGTTGACAATGTGTCATTTCATGAATGATAGTTGAAACTATTGATTTCAAATTGTATCTTCGAAGATCAATTGAAATACGTTTACGTGTTGCATTATAATTTCCGACAACATTTCCACGTATATTTCTGATTAATAAATGTAGATGTTTTACATCTTCACAATCAAAAATCTTTTTACATTCATCAAAAGCTTTAATTAATGTAATTTCATTTTTGTTGTAAAATTCACGAAGTTCTTTGTCGTCGTTCTTAACGTTTCCTCTTACAAAAACGTCTTGTCTTACTTTAGTTGTGTTTGGCATCGTTATCTACCTTTCAAATAAATAATTGATTAAATAAATGATACACAAGTGTATTAAATAAACATCGAAAAAAATTAAGGGCTGTGACAATAGTGCACAACTGTATTAATTAACGTTAAATATGAAAAAATAAAAACACATCAGAAATCCATTTTAATGATCGTAGAACAACATTTGATTTTTGTGATAATTCATATTAGATTTTATTTTGTGACGTTTCTTTGTGTATTTAAACGGACACAAGATTTTTATGATTGTCTTATTATTATATATAAAATGTATTTGTAAAAAAATAAAATGCCCACACAAAAGAATATACGTAAATATAAATCAAAAATAAAATTCAAAACGAAATCATAAACGAAATAAAATTAAAACGAATGTAAGTAGATAAAACATCTTTCATTTTTATATATACATCAACAATTATACAAAGCTTTGTGACGAAATTTGTGACATGACTTTTATTTTTTTTAAAATCGTAGTTCGTTTTTGATGATAATTTTTTTTGTAGACGAAAAATTCGTCATGGGGGCTAATTGCGTTGGGACTATACGATAAGCCTCTTAGATTTTTTTACCAAAACTGAAGATCCAGTTCTTAAGCTCACTACGCATCATAAGCTCCGTTAAGAAGTTACCATATGCATTCACAACAAACTCTTCCTCTTTATCCTTTAGTGAATACTGGTAATACCCAACGTGCATCATTTCGTGTAACACAAGATTTAATGCGTCCTTACCACCAGCTTCAATGATGTCTTGATCTAGGTATACTTTATACGGCGGATTACAGTTAAATGATCCTTGCTGCTCAGCTAAATGATAACTAAGCTCATGTGATACCAATACCAATTCAACATCAAAAGCACCAATTGTTACCTTTTTAGGTAGTGTTACTTTTGTTTTCATAATCTTTATATAAATAGAAGGTAAAGTCTTACACGCGAAGAGTGCGTAAACCTCAAAAGGAGGAAGGAGAGAACTTGAAGATTACATAAACTTTACCTTCTATAAGGTGTACTAGTTGCTGTGGTTGTGTACAGTAAAGTAAACTTAAGAATACTTAGGATATCTACACTAGTAGTATCTTAAAGCCCAGGGATCCTATTCAATACGTGTACCAATTTTTTTGTGTACTTTTTTATTAAAACCTGAAAACTTTGCACTATGCGTAGAACTAAACAAGAAGAAGAACTATACACTGCAGCACAAAAATATTTTTTATTGTGTGATAAAACGTTTGTCTCTGAACATACACATCAGAGATACCCAAGATTTGTAGTATGGGATATTCAACATCAATGTGATGCTGAAAAGACGTTTTATTATTTAAAAGATGCGTATCAATATATGCTTACACTCTATAAAGATCGTAAAGCATCTAATACTTTATTAAAATTTGTGCTCGATAAAAGGCGAAAGAAACCATTATCTTTTGCTTAAAGCCAACTAGTAGCTGGCTGTTTGTTACGGCCAGTTGCACTTTCCATGAAGTTATCTAGCTCTTGTTGCAGAAGCATGTCTCTATGCTCATCTAAAGCCGTTTCTTGGTCATTATCTAAGTACTCTGTCCAATAGTTAACTCCAATAGCTAATGTATCAATTAAGTCATCATGTCTTAATGATCCTTTATCTCGTGTAATTCTAGACATCTGAAAGAATAACCTATGATTTTGTTCATGGTTATTAAAATCATCATGTATTAACTTTTCGTCAACTACTAGCCTATGTTGATTCATTACAGGCTCTAATGTGTCTATAATTCTTTTTTCTTTTTGTATGTTATGTCTTACTTCTTGCATGCTGCAAGGATAAACTTTTTGTAATATTGGATATAATATCTGATTAAACATACCGTCACCCATGTTACTCTCAATAATTATTTGATTAACTTGTTGGTGTTTAGCTATATTAGCTAATTCTGTTAGCGTTCCTTCACTATAGCCACCTTCTAGTGCACCAAATGCTGTCAAATATAATATTCCGTGTAGCATTTTAACTACGACATAACCTGTTTTATCGGCACCACGTCCTGATGGGTCAATAGCCATTACAGATCCGTCAAAATCTTTATATTCTTCAGACACAAACATTGGTCCGGTAAACATATCACCTTTAAGGCCAACATTTGGTAAATTTGGATCTAATGATTTAATTTGATCTTGGCTTGATGCCCATAATATCTTTGTAGGTGCTTGCTGCCAAGTGCTGCTGCCAGATAATACTATTAAATCATTAAGTTTTAATGGGTATTTATTTAAATCACTAAGTGATGTGTCTAATTGAAACTGTAAAGCAAAACCAGAGCGACCGTATGAACTTTCGCGTTCTAATAAATCTGTTTCATCAAATCTTTTAGGATCTGTAGGTTCACCAATTTTAGCATCTGATGTACTAATTGTAGGTGCTAGTTTATGTCCATAGCCAATTTTTTGTGTAGCTGTAGGATAACGAGCAGGCCAAATACGTGTTTTAAATCCACGCTCTTCTAGTTCGTTATATAAACTCATTTCAGTTTGTGGTGTACCTA